CCGCCGTTGCTTGCGCTGGATCAGGCAGCCTGGTTGCTGTCCACCAGGCGACGAGCGCGCTCTGGGTGGTAGACCAACAGGCCAGCATCGCGGCGAGCGATGTAGTGCCAGTACCAGTTGTCGTTGTCCGTGAACTCCTTGGACATGAGACCGCCGAAGAACGCGAACTTGCCCGTGTCCTTCGCCATGACCCACAGCTCGTTGCCGGGGAGGTACGGAGTACCGTCCTCGTCCTTGAAGTTGCGGAGACGAACGATGTTCGCACCACGGTAGGTGCCGAGAACACCCTTCTGGCGGATCTCCTCCAGGGTCTCGACGCCGAAGCCCTCGAAGTCGACGATCTGGTCCACCATGGTTGGGCGACCGATGATCGCGACCTGACCAGTGCGCGAAGCGTCCTGGACAGCGCGGATGGCGTTGTCGAGAGCTGGCTTGGAGAGACCAGGGGTTGCGACGTAGTACGGCGAACCCGATGGGATGGCCTCTGCCATGACCGTGTGGATGCGGCGGTTGATCTCCGCGTCCATACGCTGGATCGACAGGTCACGAAGGGTCTGCGCCGACTCCGTGAAGTTCGTGAGGAACTTGTCCTCGAACTCGAAGACGTGCACACCGATCATGTCGCGCGGGATCTCAGCGATCTCTGCGCTCATCTGGCTGGCCTCGATGTAGCCACCGCGTGCCATCCAGAACGCCTTGAGACCCGTAGCCTCCTTGACCGTTGCACGGTCGTTGAAGCCGAGAGTCTGCGTCTCGATCCACTGGTCCACCAGGGTCTCGTAGTCGAAACCGAGGAGGATGGACTCCGTCAGCTCTGCTGCGAAGTCAGCACGCCACTTCGGGTCGCTCCAGTAGAGCTTGGCCTCCTCATTCGCCTTTTCCGCGATCTCGCGCTGCTCGCGCTTTGATGCGACAGACTTGGCGAAGTTGTCGACCATTGCCTGAGTGATTTCGGACATTGCTTTTCCCCTCCTCTCTCAGAAGGTGAACCGGGCCTCGACCAGACCGGTCGTGGCGTTGACGGATTCGACGGTCAGCCATGCGGTGCTGCCGTCAGCGGCCCCCTTTGCCCAGGTGCCATCGGCGGCTGGGGTCAGGTGGTCACCTGGCTTGAGGCTCGACAGGTCTCCACCCACGAGCGTGCCGCCGACCTGCTGGCGACCGTCGTAGAGCGGCAGGTTCGAGGTGTTCTTGAACCAGACCTTGACGCCAACACCGTGCACCATCTGGGCGAAACGGCCCTGAGGTGCGTAGATGAACGGCGGATCGAGCGGGGTCGTGAGCAGCGGGTCGACACCCTGCATCTGGATGTGCTCGTAGAGCACGATTCCGCTGAGCGCAGTAGGCGCGGCAGCAGCACCGGGACGCTTGAGCTTTCCAGGGGCGTTGGGGTCGACGGTGACCGCAGTGCCGATCAGGAAGCCATTGGCATCCGAACCGGTCAGACCCGTTGGGACCTGGTTGCGACCATCGCGGACGATGGCGGTCAGGTCACGGAAACCGAAGTTACGCGTGTACGACACTGTTCCTCCTTTCCTACTGTGATCAGTCGACGAGACCCAGTGCGCGGCGACGAGCCGAAGGCTCCTTGCCCGCTGGAATCTCACTGGAACCGGACATCGCGGATGCGGTGTCGGTGCTTGCGGGAGCGGCAGCCGGGACGACCTTGACGGCCTTCCACTCAGCTACACGCTCGGTCCATGCGGCCTCGTCCATTGCTGCCCAGAGCGACGCCTTCTCGGTGACGTAATCCTCGGGGAACAGGTTCAGCTCGCGGACCTCGGATGCGCGCGCAGAGGCAAGCTCAGCAACGCGAGCGGCCTCCTCGGCGGCAACCTTCTCGGACTTGAGCAACTCGGCCTCGTCCTGGGCTGCCTTGAGGGAGACCTGGGCAGTGTCCAGCTCACCGTTCAGGCGGTCGTTCTCGGCCTTGAGCGAAGCGGCCTCCTCGGACTTGGCCGAAGCCTCCTCCGTGAGAGCAGCTACCTGGCGCTCCAGCTCAGCCTTCTCCGCCTCCAGAGATGCAGTTGCATCGCGAAGGGCCTTGTCGAGCAGAGCCTCGTGAGTCTCTTGCGAAATGGTTTCCATGGGGGTTGTCCCTCCTTCCGATGCAACTGGCTGGTCTTCCGTAGAAGCCTTTTGGTCAGATGGCTTTTTTGTCGTGCTACCGTTAGGCTTGTTTGAGCCCGACTTTGCATCGGCCATCTTCTTCTGCTTTTCAACTTCCTTGTCTTCCGCCTCAACGCCGAACTTCTTTAGAGCTGCGGCGATCTTGGTGCGAATAGACGAGAGTTGATCAGCGGTGTACTTCTCGGCGTTTCCAGCCTGGTGAATGTAGGACCACGCAGCTCGTGCATGGGCCTCTGTATCAATCGGGTAGCGCTTCACCTTGTCGGCTTGGTAGCCAGGGTCTGCGTACTCGACGTCTCCGTACGGCTTCTTTGCATCAGCCAGGTCAAGACGGGCGTAGCCGGAAGGCGTGCCCTCCTCTGCCATGCTCCAGTCCGCACAGAACGGACACATCGCCTCATCGTGAGGAGCACCCTCGGGACGATTCAGCAACAGCTGAT